TGTTTGCACCTGTTACGGTATCCATTGGGGCGGACATGATCGGGGTGGCTAGTTCGGCATCCTTCGCGAGTTTGGCCGTTAACTTAATTGAAGAATCGTTCCGGCTATGAATATCACTGAATTGCGGAACCAACGCAACATCATTGTAGGACAAGAAACGATCGGGGGTGTAACTAACACCATGAGCATTCACGAAGTGCATTATTTACCACCAACCTTACGAATTTGCTTAGCAATTTCCTCGATCATAGTGTTTTTCTTATCCAAAGAAATTGTAGCATTGTTAAGTAGAAATAAACGGTTATCATACACTGTTATGTAATTACTAAGATATTCTCGATTAATACAGTTTTTCTGTCTGAAATTCGCAATAAACTTACTCGCCATTTCACTATCGTGTTGGTGTTCACCCTCATACGGATTACGTAGCAAAGAAATTACAAAAGTGTTACAAGAGTAAACATTGGGGCCGCAACGAGCGTTCCAAATAGAATCTAACTCATTTGGGAAACGACCATCTGTTATAATTGCCGTTTCGCAATCGCTATTTGTAATTGTGGACCACGTTGCTTGAATCCAACAATCATCGAACATTTTCCGAAAGATATCTGTACCCAGCACAATTAGTAATTCACGGATAGTCATGTATTGGTGTGACCACAGAACACCAATTGTTTTTTCTTCTTTATCCGATTTTGCATTTAATTGATAGTACAATTCGCGAGATTGCTCTTGCGGAAGTGGTAGACTACCCCATCGGATATGTGTTGGTTTATTTTTTGCATCGTTGTCACCGTATAAATCTTCGAGTGGAATCCCGAAAACCTTGTGAGCAATTTGTTTTAACTCATCAGCGAAAGCAAAACATTTCGCGTTCGGGAAGATATCTTGAAGCACCGCCCCGGATGTATCTTTACCTGATTGTTTAGCCCCGAATAATAGTATCACCCGCTTTAATTTCGTATTCTGCATATCTTTTGTAATTCCTCGTCGCACAACTCGCCCGGATCATCAGACAAAACTTCTGTCAGGTTGTTAACTTTAAAATACAAACTTAATTTTGCACTCGCGATATCCGCCGCCCTCTTACCTGCTTCGTCGGGGTCTAGCAACAAAGTTACTTGCCGGACGCCCGCCTTAATCATTTGACGGCATTGCTCGGTAGATACCGATGTTCCAAGTAACGCACCTACGTTCTTAATATTCGAATCATACATGCGTAAAAGATCGATTGGACCCTCTACTAAAAACAAATGACCATCAACAATAAAACCCTTTGTGTGATGCAATCCGTAGATTACACTTTTGCACTGACTATATTGCGGATAATGTAACCATTTTATTTCGTGATTTCCGGTAATATCTCGACCAGTGTACGCCACCAAAAGCCCGTCTACATCATACACCGGAAGGCACGCTCTGTTCCATAATGTTTTAACATCGTTTCCGTAAAATGCCTCGAATTTATCAAGTGTGCTTTGAGAAATTTTTCTCTCAACAAAGTATGTTACGTGGTGTGATACAGATTTATGACCCAAATCATCTATCTGGACACGTTCTATACTCCCGGCTCGCTGAACATAAATATCTAGTTGATCGACTTCGGGTAACTCCCCATCCGGGAAATATGTTTCGTAGAGATACGCTATCGCATCTTCGAAGGACAAATTCATTATTCCGCGAACCAGCCCGATAAAATCCCCGCCAAATTTAACATGACACTGATTTGTGAAACAGAACCATCTATGAATTTCGGGATTGTAGAAAAATGCGGTAGGATTATTTCCGCCGTGGATGGGACACCGGCAACGTATTGACCCGTCGCGTTTTTGACGTAAACCTATATCCGATAGAATCTTATCAGATATTTGGTTACACGCTTCATTTAATGCTATGGTATCAATATTGTACATATTACAGGTCTATATTTTTATTGTCTTTCAGAGTCATATTTCCGCGTTGAGCTTGAACGTTGGTCTTTCCTTCCTCCATAAAACTCTTGGCAAGATCACTCTTAATATTGATGTAAACACTATCATCGGTTCCAGAGCCGTATCGGGCGGCAATCACCTGTAATTTGCGATCACCATTGGTCATAGCGTCCGATACCAAATCCTCTTGACTCTTGATCTTAAGAATAGAAAGACTTGAACAAAGATGGATAATGCGGTCTGATCCGGATACCACGCCCTGATCGGTACGAGAGATACCGTCGCGATTCAACTGCACAGCGGTAAGGCAAGGAATATTGAATGAAATAGCTACGTTCTGTAAATCATTCATTACTTGTCCGAGATATTGATACTCTTGAATATCACCAACATGGTCCATACTAGTTGTTTTCAGGTAGTCAAGAATCACTAGGCAGTCTTTTGTGGTGCCATCCGGGTTGCGACCAACTTTCTGAATAATCCATCGACGAACAATAGACAACCATTCCTCATGCTGCCGACCATTGATATTCTGGTAGTAGAATGGATAGTCAACCAGTTGTTTTGCTGTTTCAGCAAGATGTTTGGCGACTACGGGTGTTTTGAGGAATTTACGACTTTCGATATCGTTGATATCGATCAATGCCGCCCTAGCCATTAGACGAGTACGTAGATATTCCTCTGTCATTTCTGTATCAAGGTATAATACAGGGATTCCGCGAGATGCACAGTTGTATGCTACATTTAATAGAAAGTTAGATTTACCGGCTTTGGCACGCCCACCAACTACGGTTGTTCCGCCACGTCGTAATCCGCCACCAATGTAGTGATCCCAAACCGGAAATCCACTACTAATTGCAACGGGGCGATCAGGTTCACTTACTAGAAACTCTAGATACTTATCCATATCCGCCGCAATGTTAGTAATACTAAAGGTTTGCCCCAAGGTACTACTAGTAAATTGTGCGATGGGTTCCTCGGCAATGGAGATGATTTCCGTAAGTTTTTCGTCACCAGAAATAATATCGAGCCGATCTAACGCATCCTCCATCCGCGAACGTAGTTCTCTTGTTAGAGATAACCGTTTGATCCGCGTAGCAAATGTTCTAACGTTTTCCGAGATTACATGCTCATCAAGAAGAACATTAAGGTATTCTAGGAGTCCGAATTCGGTAGCGGCATTACTATCAATTCCGTTGATCGTGGAAACCACTTCCATCGGACCAATTTTCTTGATTCCCTCGCGAAGTAGTTTTTCAATTGCCTCAAATATGAGTCGATTCTTATCAAGCGAGAAATCCTTAGATGCAACCGTGTCGCAAATACCGGTATAAGTCTCGTCCGGATTTCTCAGTAATCCGGTAATAACAATGCGTTCGGCGGCTGGATCGTGTAACTTTACTTGCGGACGATTGTTGAACCGGCTTTTCGTTCCGGATTTCGACATGAGGGACATTCTCCTTCGGCAAACCCAAATAACGCATTAGGATTATAGACATGTCCTTTGGGACAGGTAGCTGTAGTTTCTAACTTCTCTCCGCGATCTATCTTTTCTTTGTTTAGCCGAACTTTCTTGGTTTTACCCGTACTGAACGGCGTAATCATTCTACCTTCACGCTTTGCTTTCAGTAATTCTTCTCGTGTTACTTTACCGGCGGCGAGTTTGTTGTATGCTTGGGTAGCCGAAGCAAGATCACGCCGGGGGTCCAACTTGAATTCGGTTTGGATTTCCTCGTCGTAATCTTCCTCGTCGTCTACCCTCTCAACTTTTGGGTTTTTGGTACTCCGGGTTGTTTTCTTGGGCTTGCGACCGCGTTTGCCGTTAGTCTTACGTGCTACTGGTTCCGGCTCTACCGGGATTTCATCCTCATGAGCGGCGGTGCTGACTAACTCACGAATCTGATTTAGTATATCAAGAGCGTCCGTTATATCGGTTTCGTCACTAACGTCAATAGCACTACCGGTTAAATAACTATATGCCTCAGCCACTTTGTGCCAGTTTTTTGTTTTGATAGCGTCCGCCAACATATTACCTATATTCACATTGATACTCCTACCACCTGTTTCCGTGAAAATCTCAGATTTCTTAAAGACTCACACAAATTAGAGATTTGTTTATCGTACATCGAAATGATCGCTAGTTGAGATTCTAATTCTAACAAATGCTTATCGTAATTTTGTGCTGTGTCGTTGTTAGCGATAATATATAGCCGCTTTTCCGTAAAGAAGGAGTAGGGTGTTTCGCCTAGATTCTTACCAACTACATTATCAAGGTTGGACTTATAGAATACAATTTTGCTACGTAGTTTATTAGATTCCTGTTGCAAGAACCACGAATACATGTTTAATGTAATGATGTATTCATCGATCATATCCGGAGTAAGTGATTGCACTATATCACGATCCTCTAAATCACTTATAACCTGTGCAATATTATCGGTGGGTTTAATAGTGGGTAAATGCAAATTAGCATTGAATAATTGGATATTCTCCGCGAATTCGCTGCCTGAATATCTGTTATTCATTGGTAAGTCCGAGAACCTTTCTCATTTCTTCTTCCGACCTGATTTCGTATAATTTAATGTCGTTGGCCAAGCACCACTGTGCTTTGTCATTGTCCCGAACGCGACTCTTATTAAATCCTTTGATGTTACCGTGGAAATGTGCTGTAAATTTATCATGTTGTTTACCGTGTATCTCAAAAGCAACCCTTAGTTCCGGCATGAAGAAATCTACATAGAGCCGACTTCCCGGCACCGGAAATTCCTCTAGGATCACCGAATAAGGATACGCCCGCCGCAAAAGTTGTCCGCACTGAAACTGAATAGAAGATTTAGACGCACCCTCGCTCCGCATCGGATAAGAATTCGCGGCAATATTTACATTATGAGTTTTTCCGTCTACCCCGATAAATTTCATTATGTCCCCAGCACGAATTGCTTGATCGAATTGTAAAGCCAATCATACGCTTCGCGGTTATTCCGCAAGAATTCAATCATTCGAGCTTCACCCTGAGTCTTTTCTGATTTGCTTTCGTCACCAACTTTGTATTCAAGTTCGTACCACGCCCCGGATTTGCTAATAAAACCGTATTCTACACCAAGCATAAATGTATCACGTTCTTCATCAATACCCTGTCCGTAAGTGATACAAACATTAAATTCGGACAACGGGGCACCCAACGCACTCTTAAGTGTCCGGTAAGTTGTGACTTGCCCGATAACCTTCCCGCCCTGAGACTCCTCAATAAACTCATTTTTACGATGTTCGAAGTGATTGGACGCCATAAATTTAATGGCGTTACCACCAACCTCCCTCTTGCCGGGACCGTATTTAGATGGGGAGTCCTGAATGTGTGTTAGGGTAATGAGATTGTTACTCTTTGAGGAAATAACAGGGCTGATCTTCCGGAGCCATGTATATGTTAGCTTAGGAATTTCGGTCAACATACTACTCTGCCCAAGATCGTTGGCGTGCTGATTACTAGACTCCAACATTGCCAACGAATCGAAAACAACCAAACAATTCGATTTGTTAATCAGTAGACTGTTACTGATATTAAAGTAATCTTCGGCAGACATTACCTTTTGATCGGTTGACCGAATGATTTGCAATTGCGGAATACCGGTGGCTTCCGATTGTTCTTTGGTATATACCAGTCCCTTGATACTTTTGAGTAGTTCGGGACGTAAGCGACCCTCAATATCAATGTAGTAGCACTCTTTTTTGAGTGCTTGTTGCATCTTTGCAATAATGAATAGGGTTAGTGTTGTTTTGCCGCAACGGGTAGGTGCGGCAATGTGGGTAATAGTCCCTTCAACGATACCACCATTTAGGGCAATATCCAACCCAAGCATGATCGGGACAACACGACCAACCGGAACCTGATCAGCCGGTAAAATAACATTACCAAATTTTGACAACAAACTCTCATTAAGAATTCCGCCGGGTGCCGTCTCTGTTTCAGAAACAACTTGTTTCTTTTTCGCCATATTTTTCCTTACAGGTCGCTTGGTTGCGAATTCTTTGCGAAACTCGCGGTTGGACCGGATTTGGCTGGTTGTATAGTTACATCCAACTTAGCCGCCTTTTCACATTCTTTGTAATGCTTGAGAGTATTCTGATAGAGTTTGTAAAAGAAATCTTTACGCGGTTCTATCTTGAGAAACTTAATTGTCCAAATACGCTGTTCTTTAATTGTCTGTGCAATTGGCCGGGCCGGAAAGACTTTTAATAGGTTGGTCACTTCTGATAAGTCTAACGAATATTTTTCCGCCCACCATTCAAAGTTATCACATTGCTCTTTATATTTCTTACGCCAGAACGCTGTTCGCGGAACATCTTGCTTGCATATTGCAAAGTAATTGGACATAATCATCTCGGTGAGATAATTTGCCTTGTTTACTTTAAGGTCCGCATCAAAAATCGAGTTATATGTTTCTTCAACCTTGTCCGTAACGTTTCCTTCGTGCATTATCCGCCCTCATACTCTCACCTTCCGTCCGAAGTTTAAATCCTTTGGTAAGTTCGCTTTTACGGGTGGCGTCAAGCGTGCTTTCATCAAGTGGGGTTTGACGTGCCGGGCTTACACATTTCTTCAATGATTGGCGAATATTTGCATAAGCGTTTTTAGAGGGTGATTTTTCTTCGGTTGCCGGTTCCGTGGATGCCATTTCCTCAACCATCTCATCCATTACCTTCATAATTTTCTTACGCTGCGGGGCGGTTAACGTTTTGGGGAGTGCCGATACAATCTTATCCGCTTCATCTTGTGTCATAATTATCCTGCCAGTAATGATTCTGCGAGTCGGGCAATCGCCGGATTGCCGGTTGAAAGAAACTTTTGATACGCTTCGAACGCTGATTTATTGGTTAGAACCATCTTGTATGGTGTCATTTTCCGCTTTTGTGCAAACGTTTCGCTTTCCCGTTGAAATTGTGCATCGGTGCGGAAAACTTGCCTCATCTGATTCATCTTAACATGGTATTTGACATGACCATTTGAGTGTTCTTGATATGTTCCGACCACGATGTTTCCATCTGCTTGTGAAACATCTTCCGAGACAAGAGTTCCATCCTGTATGAGATACAGAGTTTCGCCGGGCTTAGCAACACCAACCAACTGTCGGTCGGTGTGAATGTTATCTCGGTGCGATACCTTTTTACCAGCATTACGAAGATCATCTTTAGAGGGACGCATTACTTTTCTCCTGTCTGGATATATTTGTCAATTTGCTTTTTATTCATACCACGAATATTAATTGGTTTGTCCTTGTCTTTTCTCCACCAAGGTCTAGGTGCTTTCTTTTTCTTTTTAATCTTGCGGCTACCACGTTTAACCATTTCCCGCGTATTACGTTCGGCTAGTTCGCCGACCGTCTTTGGACCTTTGGCGTCCACCGCCATGTTCGGTACAGAGTAAATACGCTGAATAGCACGACCGTTTTCCGGATGTACTGTTAATGATCCTGACATTCCGTGGTACAATTCAATTACTTCGCCGGTATCTTCGTACCGGTAATCATAGAGTGGCATCAATAAAACTCATCAGCATGTACGGTTTCGTGATGCGGAACGCTTTGTACACCATTTTCAAAACCTTCATCGAACGCATCACGCCAATCTTTATCAGAGATAATTGTTAATTCTTCGCATAACCGGATTACGTCGTTTTCGTTCTTCCAATTTAGAACATCTCGACTCATTTCAAGAAGTCCCATGCTACGTAATCGATCTGAAATTGTTTTAAGATTGAGTGTTATCGATAACATTATCCACCTCTATCTGATCCCAAAATGTATCCACAAACTTTTTAAGTTGCTCAAAACATTCCTCTCGTGTACCTGCATCAATAGCAAACGCCGGACCTAATGTTTGCCAACCATCGGTGGTTAGAAACTGTCCGGAGTCATTGGCAACAATCATTTTTCTGTTACCTAGTAATGCATTAAGTGATATTACTATCTGCACGTTCTTTCCTAATGTTTTCCCTAGTTTTCTTCACAATCTTTCTTGTTGGTTGCGTTTGATAAGTTTTAGCAACCGCCGACTCGGACTCAAAGATTTCACGTTTTTTATCGGTCGGTAACGCTGGTTTTATCTCGTCCTCAACCAATTCTACGGTTTCTTTCAGGGCACGTTCAACAAAAACAAATTTGCGTAGTAAATATAATGCAAAAACAGCACCTATTCCTAATAGGGCGAAGCCAACAAACATCGCATATTTAGCTAGAAGAAATGCACAAGTTGCCAACGCCGTACCACCAACAATTAATCCGATACTAATTTTTGGAACCAGCGGATGTAATTTTGGAACCGCTATGAATGATATTACGCCGATAAGGGCTATCATTCCACCCGTAATAATAAGAGGTTTTAGAAGATTGTTTGTTTCTCGAAGCGAGCCAAGCCCACCGGACTTTCCGGTAGTAGTAACAACTTTGCCATCTGGGTGTATGGTAGTGGTTGCCGCACCCGCCGGATCATCTGGCTGTTCAGTTTTAACATGTACAACTTCGTCATGTGTCTTTTTACCAGATTCATCATAGAAACTTTTGGTAGATCGATATTCCGTCGAACCACCACGCGGATAGCCCGAACACCCACCTAACACAAGGGTGAGACAGAGGATAAAAATGGTGCATCTCATACATACTTATACCCTCGGCATCCTTATCATTAACTACCGCGTAAGCGAAACAATTTCTCAATCCTAACATCCTTTGAATTCTTATTCATGGTGGTGAGTGTCGGAACGCTTAACACGCATTCAAAATCCGGCGGGGCCGCATATTCACTCACGAACACTTTATGGAACAGTGATATATGACGCACCCACTCCCAAAATTGTTCGTGGTTAAATCCCTCTTTAGAATACTTTACTGTTCCCGCGTAAGGCGGGTCACAGTAGACAATAGAGTTTTCAGGGATGTTGAGGGACCAATAATTTTGGTTGGTGTATGCAACATCTTTGATGTTAGGAAGTTGTTTGAGTAGGTTACGTCTGCAAACATCGGCATAGTTAGTGCCCTTTTTATTTTGTGCGTATCCGCCCCACCTTTTATTCCCAAAAGAACATCCCAAACTTACGAAACACACCAACTCCGGAGAATAATTCTGTGGATTGGCTTTAATCGCGTAATACTCGTCTCTAGACACGTTAGCCGGTGGCATCCATCCCGTTTGCAACGCCCGAAACATGGCGATAAGGTTACTGTCTATGTCATTACCTAGCCGGGGGCCACCCACCTTGTCAATCATGTTAGAACCGCCAACAAACGGTTCTACGTACCACTGATCGGGACGCCGATTAGCAAGAATTATTGGTAGTAAATGTTTAGCTATTTTAGCTTTTGAGCCAACATACTTCATAAGTTATTTCTTCGGCCACTGAATACCGTTACTATCGCAACCTTTGTCGGTTCCGCGATGTTTAACTTTAGAATAACGCATGTTAAACACCGTTTCGATATGATCCAAATCAATTACTGATTCCGGAAACAGAATCCCCTCGGGATCGTCCCTGTAATCCCAAATTCCGCCTAATCTTTCCACACCATCAGCACCAATTCTAACCTCAAGTGCTAAACCCATCGGGTGTAGAAATAATCGGTTAATTTCTTGCAAAAGCCCAAGATCACGAAACTCTTTAATATCCATGTATTTCATGCTGTTGACACTCTCCTTTCTAACCAGTTCTTAATGATATTTAAATGGCACGGTTTTGGTGAGCAGAAACAAGCGACTCGTTTATCGCGGAGCGATAAAATACTTTCCCGAAATTCTTCATCATCAAGTATCCTGTTATAGAAGTATTCTTCATATTTCGTCAACGCCGATCCGCTAACACCGTTCTCAATTGGAAAAGGATTACCTAACCAGCCATACGTGCCTACCGGCACGTCACGAGGGTCAATACCTTTACGTGGACGACCACCATAAACGTCATAATCTTTTGTTTTATGTAAATTAACTATTTTCACGATTCGCACGATTTACAACTCAAAATATCCCGACTGAATTCCTGTGCCGCATTCACGCTATATTGATAATACAGGGTTTTGATCCCGAGCCGCCACGCCTCAATAATCAATGCATTCACATCCTTTACAGGAATAGATGGATGGATCATAAGATTCAAGGATTGTGATTGATCGATGTATTTCTGTCGCTGTGCCGCCTGAATAATGATTTCCTTCGGGGAAATCTCCGCAAAAGTTTTGAATACCGCCTTTTCATGGTCCGATAGAATAGATAGGTGTTGCACACTACCATTGTGTTTTAGGATATCGGACCAAGTTTCATCGCTATTATAACCCTTCTCGGCAAGAAGTTTCTCAAGATACGGATTTTTGATAGTAAACTTACCCTTCGCCAAACTCTTGATGTAATAGTTGGTACGATAAGGTTCAATTCCTTCGGAGACTTGCCCTAGGATGAACGCGGAAGATTTCGTAGGGGCAATCGCTTGGGTGGTCGTGTTCCGCTGCCACTGTTCAGGCGGGATCGTTACGCCGGGTTCTAGATAGATCGGGGCGGGACCAAATTCTTTGGCGAGTTTCCGCGTAGCATCCGATGCTTGCCGGGAAATAGTTTGTGCGATTTCGATATTCTTAAACTTAGCTTCCATTGACTCCCAAGGAATCATTTTGCTTTGTAGGTATGAGTGGTATCCAAGCCAACCAATACCGATAGCACGTTGGCGAACAGCGAAATTAACGGCTCTTTCTAAGAATGGAATTTTAGTGGCTTTAGCAATATACTCAGACATGACCGCGTCTAGGAAATATACAAGTAGTTCTACCGCATCGGTGTTTTTCCATTCATCAAAATACAATACATTCATGCTAGAAAGGCAACATACAAATGACTCGTTTTCATTGTCGGAAATTGCTGTTTCTGAGCAGAGATTTGAATGATTTACTTTTATGTTTGATTGTTTGTATATTTCTGGTGTATTATTGTTAACATTGTCAGTAAAGAAAATATACGGATATCCCGTCCGTGATCTGCACTCAAGTAATTTAGCCCAAACCTTGCGTTTTTCCGTGTCACCATCGATCATTAATTGCATCCAGTAATTCGGGACGCAGACACCAAACGAAATATCTTGAATGGGATGTCCCTCGGAACGAATAGAGAGAAATTCCAAAATGTCATCGTGGTCTATTGGAAGGTAAGCAGCGAACTGACCCCTCCTTAAATTCCCCTGTGAAATCACGTTAATTAGACTATCAAACAACTGCATGAAATGTACAGAACCGGATGATAAACCATTGTTCGTAATAGGTTTACCGCGTCCTCGAACATCTCCAAAATACGCCGAAGTACCGGAACCGTATTTAGTCATAATACCAATTTCGGCGTGCGTATACATAATAGAACTAATACTATCTTGTATATGCGATCCGTTACACGATATTGGTAAACCTCTATCCTCACCAAAATTTGACCAAACCGGGGTACTAAGTGAATACCAGCCCTTTTGCAAGTTTTCCTTGAACCGGGCGGCGAAGCCGGGCTTCTTTAGTATTTTCTCCGCTGTATCACATATAATGCCGACACGCTCATCAAGCGTTTGTCCGGGGAGAAGATAATCCTTTTCAAGAAACTGTTGTGATAACTCATTCAACCAGCGATATTCGGACATTCAAAACCTCAATCAAAACAAATCATTTGCTGTAATCGATTTGGAAAACTTATGGTAATTTGTACTCTTTTGATGAAAGAAATCTACTACGTTCTCGGCATGAATTTCATCATCAAACCATCGGACTTGCTGTAACAGCGATTTATCGGTTTCGAAAACCGGCTGGGCATCCACGGCAAGTAGACTTTGGTTAAATCTATCTTTGATAAACTCTAGAACAACGACTTTCGGTAAGAAAGGGAGTTCACCCTTTTCATACATCCAATCAAGAATCTTTGATTCTGCCTCGAACGCCTTTAAGCACGCACGATGGAGTTTCGCGTAGAAATCATCGTCGAACCAATCGGGATGCTCCCGGCGGATAAGATTGATAACATATATTCCGAACAACGCATGAAGGGTTTCCTCACGCATGGTTGCGGAAATTACATTGTCGATATCTTTGAGTAGATTCTTCTGCTTGTAGAACGATTTGATAATCAAGAATTGGCTGAATAGACTCACGTTTTCAATAAAGATTGAAAATAGAGCGAGTGTTAAAGTGTAATTCTCATGGGAATTGTCGGCGGCACCACGAAGATACTTCGATAGATAATCGATGCGACCCTGAATTACTTGGTTGTTGAGAAGTTGATTGAATTCATCGTTAAGTCCAAGTATTTCGAGCAAATGAGCGTATGCGTCAGAATGCCTACAGTTACCCACAATTGCTACTCTCTTATTTCTTCGAGTAACAATACACCCGCTAGGGACAGAGACACAATACACGTAGCCGCTATAATTTATCTCATTTCGATTAGAATATACCTTTTTATCTAGATCAGTAACATATAATGCATAAACAGTCTTTGAAGATTTTCGAATTTTTCCCACCTGAGATAAGAGTTTTATAGAATCAATATCTTTTCTGTTTATACCTTTATTTGAAGATTTTCCGCAAGACGCCGCCATAAATTGTATAACATCAACAGCATCTTCATTAGAATTATAATAAATAAAAGAATTACTATCTTTACGAGAGTGAGAATCCCAATGTTTCAATTCTAATAAAAACTCTGTGGCAAACACACTATCAATTTTACTAAAATCTATATACTTGAAACCTTTGATGAGTTTCGGGTCGGGAGCGTTGTCCGGAAGTCTGCCATTAAATACTGACTGACCAGCATCATTAGTTCTGTGTTTTAGATTAATGTTTAATCTTTGACAAATACTAAGAAATCTGTTTATTTTTCGGTCTTTGGATAGTGTTACCACAAAATCTCTACGATTAGATGTTGTGCTTGGGCAGTTAGCAAACAAGCACCCGTCCGCCTGTAAAGCGATTAGTAATCTATCAAGATCGGTAAACACGATGGGGTTTGGCGAAATAAGAGTACCGGCACACGGATATCTGTAATTGCGACTCCAAATACCGTCCGAAGATTTTCGTTTAACAAATTTGGAATGCGTCGGATGACATACTAGAATCTCATGATTTGGTGTGACCATTAAATCAGTACCGGCACCAAAGTAATGATGCATTATACCTTGGTATTGTTTTTTGATGGGGTTCGAATAGTTCGTAAAAGATATCGTGCCCTCATCATATTGTGCCACTAAATCATTTGCGTCAAGATTCTCAAAAAATTTCCATCCGGAAGCTGTTAGAATTTCCGTTTGGTCATCAAAACATTCACTTTCACCGAATGTAATGCCAACTTGATCAAATTCCGCTTTGGGGAATCTGTCACCCAGTTTGGCCCAAAATTTCTTAACAGATACCTCTATCTGAGAAATAGCAAGCATTGCGTTTTTGATAGCCGAGCGTTCTATATCTGTTAGTTGAGTATGAAAATCTTGAATATCACTTGTGAAATTGAATTCAGAAACGAGCCAATAACTATGATTAATCGCATCCTTGAACTTTGTTACCTCGGGGTACTCAAAGGGTTTGAATGCGACCCGTTTTTCGAAAATACTTGTCATGGACATGTGTAATCTAAATATAGACTAAATCAAGGCCCCATCTCGTTATTTTTACACCAAAATTGAGATAAACATTTTCTTTGTATCAACTCTGAGAATTGGGCGGCTGTCAAC